ATTTGTATCTGTTCTAAAAACTGTAGGGAGTAGATCTACAGCTTGTCTTAATGGTAATCCGCTTTGTGGAAACTTTTTATCTGCCATGGTGTTATGTCGTTGTTACTATTTGGTTGGTTGTTGCTCTAACTTCAGCTGCTGAGATCGTAGAAACTATTCTAATATCATCGACTGTTGCTCCGCTTACAAATATTTCGTTGGGTTTGCTTTGAATTTCAAATAGACTGCCAAATGCTTGTGTAGTCTGTGTAGGCAAAATAACCATATTGCTAACGTCTGGTGAAACAGAGTTTAGAACATATGTAGTCATTTCACTAAGATAAAATTTATCTCCAAAATCCCAGTTATTGATATCAAAGAAAGTGTTAATGGCATTGATGATCCTTACTTTAAGATCATTGTCATTTACTGCTTTGTTAGGATTCTTAACTACTTTTATTTGTGCCTGTAGTTTTTCATCAGCTTTAGATCCAAATAATATTTTGTATTTTACAGGATGATAAATGATCTCATCACTGATAGATTTGATAGAGTTTAGTTTTGATCCAAAGTTAACTCGGAGGCCATCACTAGATGGCGCTTCTGGCTCGGTTGAAACTGCACCTGCTAGATAGTTTCTAAAACTAGTGTCGTAGCTTCTTGTCAATAGGTAGATATCTATAATGTTGCTAACACTAGGATCAATTCTTCTGTCAACGCCTGCATTGTGTATATACTGAAACTTTAAGTTCCTACGACCAATATTGGCCTTGTAGTTGCTTTTTAAATCTAAAGTGTTGGTTGTTTTATTAACTTGTTTAACTCTATTTTCAGCACTATCATAAAAATATATTAGTTGACCGTCTGTAAAATCAGTTATGTTTGTACTGCCTTCTGTTTGTCTAACTACGATTAGATCATTGCTGTTATCAACTAACATATAGATTGTTGAACCAGTATCATCAACTATTTCCTCGAAAAACAAATATTGAAAATTTGAATCAGGACCAACAAGAATCTCAAAAGATTCCGGATTGTCTATTATCGAATCGCTGTTAGTATCATAGAATGCAATTTTTATCTCTGAAGTACTTTCGTAGCCATCTTCAAATTTAATAGTGTCGTCAATCTGAAAAGGCACATTTTGATTTAATGCAGATATTAGATTTGCACCGGTATTGATTCCTAAAATATTAACAGTATCTTTAACAACATTGCCTGATTGATCATTGTATTGCTTTTGATCTACATCAAAATAAAATCTGTTCTGCTCTACACTTCCAAAAATGTAATCCATTGCTCTGACTCTAACAACATACTGATCAATGTCTTTAACAAAGGCAATTATCCAAGATGCATCAATATTGCTCTTTGAAGTATCCCCTGCTTTTCCTAGACTGAAGTTTGATGTTAAATCTAAGTTTGAAGATGTGATAATATTCCAAGATGTAGTAAGATTATCATATCTTAAACCAAAGTTTAAGTTCTGAGAAACTAATGTCACTATCTCAAGCTCAAGGTCGGTTGTAAGATCATTGGTAAATCTAGGAACGATTCTACTTGCAATAGCGCCTGTTGGCACTGGTACATTTAACGAAACTGCTCCGAGGCCGTTAGGAAGTACCCCACGACCGGCATTAGTACCGTCGCCTACTATTTTTACAACCTTAACCCATAGTCTGTCTGTTTGCTCAGAATCAGTTGTATCTGTAGTTACCAGTTTGCCTTTCTTGAAAGACTTGCCCGATGGTGCTACAAATTTTATCAATGACCCGTAGGTTAAATATTTTAAACTGTTTGTTGAATATACTCCAACTTTCAATAAAGACTGATCAACAGCATTTTTAAAATAACCTGTTGATAGATTTACATCTGATGTTGTGTTGTTCCAGATAACATTAGTATCAGTAAACAATATTTTGTCAAACTTAGTGATGTAAAAATTATAAACATCAGTGTCGGTAAACACCTTTTCAGTGTTTCTTCTAATAAAGTTAATGATATCAACTGTACTTGTAAACTTAAAATGTAACTCTCTTTCTTTTTCTTCTTTGTAGATATATCCGTCGTCTGCAAATACTGTGATATCGCTATACTTTCCAGTAGCGTCAATGATATCAAAGTTTCTGCTGATACCGCTAGATGTTCTATTAACTGATTTAATTTTTAAAATGTCTTGACTGCTTGATAATGGAGCAAGATTATAATCTTCTCCTGTAATCATTCTGTTTTGTGTATAGTATACCGCAGGTGCATTAGTTCTAATGCTGTTGATAGATTCTGCAGCAGCTGATGAGCTTACAGTATATTGTAGGGCCAGACCAACTGTTAGAGTATGTGCGATTCCTTGCTTATTAAAATATGGAATAGCAATGTTGATACCTCGCATCTCAGTCGGAGCGATAGCATAGCTAAGTCCATTGCTTACTCGATAATATACCCGGAATGACCCCTGTGGAAGATTACCGTATACTCCGTCGGCAAACACCAGATCAATTCTGTCACTTTCTTTTGTAACCACTGAATAGATGTTTCTAACATTTTGTGATACGCTGTTATAGGCAATGTTATTTCCTATCAAGTTTGACACCTGGGTCCACTGGTCTTGTTGAGCTCCTACCGCATCGAGCTTATACAGCCAAACATCGTTGTTATTGATATTTTGACTGTCGACAGAAATAGTCTCGTTGGTTGTCGGAACGGCGATGCTAAAATCTGCTAGTTCCAAACTACCTTGTTTGAACATTAAGAAAAAACCAGTTGAAGAACTTGCTGGTCCGGTACCGTCATTTCTATAGATAAATCCTAACTGGTTTCCTGGAACTGGCGGTTCTTCATAGATATATTCTTGGTCTTTGAAAGTTGTACTCACTAACTCAAAGGCCATAGAACGACCAGCAACGGTCTTTGAATATGTGTAGATAGGCACATCTGTGCTGTTAGTTCTAAATCTGTATTGTTCTGTTGGAATGCCTTGTATTGTGTCAGATCCTTGACTACGGCCAAACTCTGTATTGTCGGCCATCGATGAATTTAAAACAGTAATAAACTGTTCTAACCAGTTGGTATTTGTAGGATCATTCCAAGAAATCACTTGTTGCGCGAGATTTTTTCCATTGCTATCTAGTAGAGTTTCAGTGGTAGTCACTGAAGTAAATTTTAAAAGTCCTTCGGAAGCAATATTTCTTTTAGCATTATAGCTCAACATGCGAGCTATACGTAATACACTGTCTTTTCTTTCTGCAAGTTCAATAAAGTTTTCGCGGCTGGCTAGATCGATACGGAATGCTAGACTTTGGCCGAGGAAAGCAACTGCATCAATCAGCGCAAGATATTCGCTTGATTCAATGTAATCGTTGAAATCTTCTGGATAGTTTTCTCTAAGATAGGTGATGATAACTCTACGAAGATTTTCAAAATCGTAAGATTTAAAATCAGCATTTTTAAATGTCTGATAAATCCGTTTCCAATCTTCATTAAGAATTAGGTTATTTTGTCTTGTTGTAGTTGTCATCGTTTGTTCCTATATCATATTTACCAAACAAAATTAACTGCTTAGTTTATGACTGAGTTGTTCTTGTCAAAGTCAAAGGTCATACGTTCATTGATATTAAACGGAATATAAACAATGTCAGCTTGTATACGTATGCCCTGCTCTGTGCTGTCAACAGTTATTCCATTGACAGCTATTCTTGGATCGTAGTTGATAATATCTTCTACGTCTTTGGTAATAATAGCTTTTGCTTCCGGAGTAAACTGTTCAAATATCATGTCCCAGATTACTGTGCCAAACTCTGGGTTTTCTAGCTTTTCACCTTTGCGAATATAAAAGTGATTTATAATATCTTGTTTTACTAGATCGATATCAAATAACTTGAAGTTCTTGTTAGACGAGTTAGAGCTAAATCCTTTGTATGTAAACAAGGTTCTGCCAGCATCACCCACTGATGCTTTATTAACTGCAACTGTTTTTGTGTTATAAAGTTTATTTGCCATAGTTTATTCCTTAAACTTCTCGATCTGTTTTGTCTGGTGTTAACAACTGCGGAGCATAGTTTTCGTGTAACGCCCACGGTTCGTGCATTGGAATCCGTTTCATAAAACTGTCTATAGTACCGGCTTGATATTTTTTCTTTGACCATCCAACTTGTGTTGTTGTTGCGACGTTTTCTTTGAGATCCAACGGTTTTACGAAATCTGCTGGAGTAGCAGGAGTTGCTGCAATACTGTTCATGTAAATGTTATCTGCAGATTCAATGTGATTTCCCACGCTACCAATGCTGGTGTTTCCACCTGCAGAAATATTGTTGTTTCCGTTGGTGTCTAAGTGAAAATCATTTCGCTGAGATATTTTTGTAGTAGCATTAACTAGAATATCAAGATTGCTGCCAACACTGAGTTTCGCATCGTTGGCTATTAAGAAATTCATATCGGTGGCTATTTCAGCTTGCCAGCGGCCCGATTCAGTTCTAAAGTTCATGTTCCTGCCAGCTTCAAAGTTGATGTCTCTATCAGCACGGAAATTAAAATCTGCTTCAGAATGTATTGAAATAGAATCCGCTGCATAGATGTCTATCTTTCCTCCAGCGGTAAGCTCTATCCAAGTAGAACCAGCAGCATTAGCAATATAAATTAAATCTTCCGAGTTGTGCATCAACAGTTGATGACCGGTTCTCGTTCTAATCCTAAAATATTCGCTGTAGGGAATATCTGGCTGGTAGGGATCTTTCAGCTTTGGATCTTCAGTGTCAACGTATTCCTGAGGACCGGCGTTCGGACCTTTAGGAGGAGTTTTACGGAAATATCTATCATCACCGTCGTCCATAACAAACTGCGTTCCACCTAATCTACTAACTGGAACAGGTTTTGGAGTTTGACTGTCTCTTGTACCTATGTTCTGTCTTTTAGATCCTGTACGTCTATCTAATGGGCCGGGAGAAGAGATCCCAAACACCATGCTAGGTGCTTCGCGTCTAGCAGACGCTGTTGTAAAACCTCTGATATCATCTTCTAACAATCCCTGTTCTAGCAAGTGGTCTGCAAAAGGATGCACAGCTTTTTTTATCTTGTCGGTATCTAGTTTGCCTTCTTCTCCATTAATACGTTTATTAATTTCCGCTGTTGGCAGGGGTTGTGTTGTGTTAAATTTCTTTTTATCTGTTTCGTCAATGTCAAGCTCTAACGATGCTGCAATACCAGGCACCATATTATTTGCAAGTTTCGATGGTATACAGGCAATCCAATATCCATCAGCAGGATCACCTTCGATAAACACCACCATAACTGTTACACCAATGTCTGGCGGAACCATCCACATGCCATAAGATTTCTGTGTGTCATTATAAGCATCATAGGTCTTGGTGTTTTTATTCTTGATAATAGAGTTCTGACCTGTATGCTCAAATGCGGTATGACCAAAGAAAGGACTTGCACATTTTACAATATAAGTTTCTTCGTCAACACCCATACCATTACCTTGTTCTCTTAACAATGTAACTTCTAGGGCTCCCATAAAAGTAGGATCAAGATGACTGATAACTCGTGCTAATAGAGGGCCAGGAGGCATACTGCCTTTGGCTGCTTCAACACTATCTGCTATTCTTTTTTCTTGTGCCATTTATATCCTTAACAAGGTACTGGTGGTGGAGTTACTGCTTCGGCTACTGTAGTAGCTGCTGGCTCTGCTTGGTCTTTCTTGACCAATGCTGGTACCGCTGCTTTTTCTACATTTGCCTTCTGATCGAAGTCTGATGCTTGATAAGGCATTCTAAAACATTTTAAACTTTGCTTAAATGTTCCATCTGTAAATTTATTTTCGCAGAATGTTACTTTATAAATTCCACTGAATGGACTTTCTTGCATCTTTCCTTTCGCAAAGTTATATAAGCCATTGCCTGGGTCATCAACGTCAATCGGGGTTCTGAATGTTATATAGATATAAACATCGCTGCCTTCATAGTTCATTGTGCCATCTCCGGTAACTTGATCGTTTGCA